TGCACATCTTCTGTTTCGAGTTTAAAGATATCAACATCTAACTCTTTCATCTGCACCTCAAATTCTTGCTCTGCTTTTTTAAGCTGCATCATCTGTTCTGGTGTTGCTTCAGCAACAGCCTTTTCTATAGCTTTAGGGTTGTTAGGGCAACCTAAAACTTCACATATAACATTACTAGCCATACCACCTAACGGGCCACCTAATGCAGTTCCAAGCGTTGGTGCTACTGCACCGACAATATTTTTTAATAAATCTTTCATATTTAATGTAATTCCTGTTCTAATTCTAAACCAATTTCCTGATCTATGCTTTCTAACATATATCTTGGTATGTTTATTTTTAAATTAATTTCTTGTTCCCCTGCCAAAATACGATCCATATAGAATACAAATAGTTTTTCGTATCTTTTGCGAGTGAAGTTTTTTTGTCCTAGATTGTTTCTAATATCGCAATCGTGTAACCATGCTTCATCTAATTGTGCTTCAGTATATAAAAGCATTAGTCTTGAAGAATTAGTGTGGTAATCCCTGTTCCGTCTGGTTGCACATTGACAATATTATAAGTAACAGAATCGATAGTTATGGTATCGGCTGTATCTACATTTGTTACATCAGAAGATCGGCAAGTAACTATAGGTTGTGTACCATCAATATCAACTGATTCTCCTGCTATTGCAAAATAGTCTTTGTTGATTATTACTTTTATGGTTGAACTACTACCATTAATTGAAATAGATGCACTTACTCCATGTGCATCGGTATCAAAATAATTTAATAGGTCTTGTGCCGATTCTAATGCCATTATCTAGTCTTTAAATCTTTCTCTGCTTTATCAGCTTTAGCTGGTGCTTTACCATTTGATTTTTCTACACCTGCTGCTTCTAAACCAGCGTAATCATCTTCATCGCAATTAAATGTGTCACCTGCTTTGTGCCAAGTGCCATTATAAAAAACATCTCTAGTTGCTAATACTTCCATAATTTCCTCATAAAGTTTATTGAACGATCTTCATTCATAAAACCATTATACATAAAAAAAGGGCTACCGAAGTAGCCCTAAATCTAATCAAGAATATTATTAAGTTACGATATCCTTAATTACTGAGAAGCTGTCATCATGTCTTAGTGCCACATCAACATCTTGGAAAAATGCAAGTCTAGTTGTACCTGCTGATGAACCTGTATAAGGATCAACAATTACATCTACACCTGAGAAGAATCCAAGCATTAATGATGAAAAGTCACCAAATAACAATGCTGACAAGTTACTACCTGAACCTTTTGTAAGGTCAGATGGTACTAATGTTGAGCTAAGATAGTCGTGTCCTAAGATTCTACCATCTTCGCCTAGTATGAAGTTTCCTTCAACACCTGAACCTTGCTTTGGTATAGTTCTTAAATTAGCAGTAACTTTTGGGTTACCTAACCACTTAACTGAAGCATCATTCAGTATTGCATTATCAACTTCTACTGCTTCTACCATATCAACCATTTTTGCATAAGTAACAGCACCACCATTTGTACCGATAGCAACAACATTACCTGTTGAAGAAGCAATAATACCTGATGGCTCATTTGAAGCCCCACCTTCGATTGCAACTTCATCAATCTTTCTAGCGAAAGTATTAATAATGTCATCTCTTAATACAGCTTCAACTGACGGATCAGATTGTAGCATTAGCTTTCTTGATACATCTACATAAGCAGCTAATGTCTTTGGAGACATTGTTACTTGTGCGAATGTAGCTGCACCTTCTGAAGGTGCTGAATTTTCAGCTACGAAAGCAGAATTAGTAGTTTGTGCTGATAGTTTTGGTATAGACACATCACCTTTAAGGCCATTCATTACTCTAGCACCAGCTTGTCCAATGACTAATTTTGCTTTAAGTGCTGAAATAAATTCATCGCCCATGTGATCAGTTCCAACTAAGAAACCACCAGCCGAGTTAGTACCTGCTGTTTGATCCCTTTTGCCAAAACTTAAGTTAGTTGGCATATAGAAACCTCTAGCTGCTTTCCCAACTTTTTTTGCTATTTCATCAGATGCTTCTTTTTCAAGACCTGATAACTTACCTTGAGCAGATTCGCTTATAGCCTTGATTAAGCTATATTCTCTTTGCTCACTTTCATTCATGTCCACATTGGTCGGTAGATCAAGTGGCTTATCGTTTGCGATTGTTTCCAAAAGCTGTCCTCTGAATTGTGCAAGTGAAAGTCCGTTGCCGATAGCTTCGTGTGCTAAATCTCTCTTGTTGTGTTGAACACCAAGATCAAGAATAGCTTTAGCTTCTGCTGCCTGTTCTTTTCTTACATCATCAAGGTTTACTTCAGGAATTTTCTTTTCGTTTTCCATTTTTAAATCCTTTGTATTATTAGGGTTAATCTTAATTTTTGGTGTTTCTTTACTACGAGCAAACCCGACTGATTTTGACATATCGGCTGGTACACTTACAGCAGAAACTTCAAGGGGAGACCAAGAATTTACTCTATAGATGGGTACTCCATCTTTCTCGTTATCTTCCCTCTGCATAGAATTGACTTGATAGCCAACACTTATGTTCTGTCTGATGCCATCTAAAACATCTCTATAGATTTCATCAGCTTGTTTGTTTTTACTAAATCTAACTTTAGCTATTGTTCTTTTATTTTTCTGATCTACGCCAAATGCTTCTACCACGCCTATCTGTTTAGTAGGATCATGGTCTAAAAGAAGTGGGGATCTGCCTGAAGTCATAAAATCCATATCTATTTCATTCTCTTTATGACCTAAAACCTCATATCCGAATCCTCGCATTACAGGTAATTCACTAGATACACCTATTTCAATGGTTCTTTTATCTTCATCAATCTTATTACGATCAAATTCAAAAGCCCTTTGTAGGTTTTCTTCAGCGTAAAACCTTGCGATTTCTGCATCTTCTTCAGCTAAACATTCTTCTTCTTTAGCACATTCTTCTTCACTATCGCACCCTGCTTCATGTTCGCAATCTATTTCAGGGGCATCTTCAGCTTCTTCTGCTGTTGCTTCTGCTTCTTCTGCTGGTTCTTCAGCTTCTTCTGCTGGTTCTTCAGCTTCTTCGATATGATCTTCTAGGTTTTGCTCAACTTCTTCGTGTGATCTTTCTTCTTCTTCGTCTTTGTAACCATTTTCTTCAAGTTCTTCTTGTGGTGCTTTCGCAAATTCAACAACAACTGAATCTTCGGTTTCACGAATATCTTTAATATGTCTTTCTGTTTTATTTTTCATATTGTCTGACATTCTACCATTATCTTCCTTTTTTAGTCTATCTACAATAGCTTTTGACCAACTAAAACCTGCATCGCCACCCCACAATGCCCAAGCAATTCTGCCATTAGACGGATAACCTTCTTCACCAGCCTTAAAACCTTTGCCTTTTTTATCTACTTCGTGACGAGAAAAAAAACTATACATTCTTTTGACTGTAGATTCAGATAGGTTATCACCTCGAACTATTTGATTAGCTCTAGTAACACCAATTCTTGTGCCACCACGACCTAATTCTTTACGCCAATCTAAGCCCTTTTGGGCTTCATTCTTCATGCCTTTATTCGGTTGGTAACTTGCCATGCTTCTTTCTGTTGTACTTAGTTTTGTCTTTATGTCTTTTGGTTAGACCTTGTTTTGGTGTTTTCTTACGAGCAAAGATTTTATCCCAACGATCTTTAAATTCTTCGTGTGAGATTGCTTTAGGTCTCCTCTTGCTGCCCTTGCCCATCTTCTAGTCCTTCAATGTCTGGCTCAACAGGTGCTTTATTAGCCCCATAAGGCTGATAAGCCAATTTAATATCCATATCTTTAGCTAGTTCATCTTCTCTTTGATGTTGTTCAAACAATTCTTCAACATCTCTACCATAATTCGATTGCACATCTTGTAGGGTTACTATTCCTGCTTGTAAACCATCAACATTAGCTTTAACTTCTTTTACAGGATCAATCCAGCCCCAGCTTCTTCCGACAAAGATAGCACTATCTGAAAACTTGTCGTATTTGTCTGGTGGTAGCATGAAATCTTGTTTAAATGACATTGTTTGTAGCAACCATCTTTCAAAAACAGGTTGAATAAAGTGATCAATCATAAACTTTTGTAGAATCCTATAGTTATCTCTCTCCTCTAATGTACCTTGTCGAATAGAAGAATAGTTTACACCCTCTAAATTATTGGCTAATGAGACATAAGATACGCCTAATCCTGAAGCTATACCTCGTAATACTGACTTGTGAAAGCTGTCAAATCCTGATGTTGGGTGCTGTGGATCAAAGGTTTCTATGCCTTGTCCTTCTGCTAATTGCTCAAATGTACCTGCTTCAGCGTTCATAATAGGGGTATAATCATCTTCTGTATCATCACCGACATAGGCATCACCACTTGGGCTAGTAATAAAGCCCATTTTAGAAGCCCCAACTCTTGCTGCTATAAGTTCAGCTTCTTCATAACCATCTAGCATCTTTAATCTTGCTAAAGCTGTAGTCATAAATGGCAATCCTCTAGTTTGTTCAGGTCTATCAGGTTTATAAGCATGAAGTATATCTTCTGCTGGTACTTCTATGTGTTGTCTATTGCTTCTACCAAAACTTGTATTGTATGGATTCTCTTTGAACAACATATATGAGATAGGTTTTTTAAATTGATCTAGTTTCACACCCATAATGATTTCTTGATCGTTTTTTAATATTTGATTTTTTTCTTCATCAAGATAATCAGCATCTAAGAACTGTATTCGGTATGGATCGTTAGCATCATTAGTTGTTATGTGCCTAATTAAGACCTCACCATCTCTAGCTAAAGATTCAATAAACAGTTTTTGTGCATCTACGAAAGATAATTTGCCATCTATCGTACAGTTTCCACGCTTAGACCACTTACGCCACTCTCTTTCTATAAGCTGATTCCCGATAAAATCTAGCTTATTATCAGGGTTTCTAGCCTTAGATTGCAGTCTAATGCCATGTTGTCCAACTACATTGGTAACTAAAAGCTGTAAATATCTCTTTGCATAATCGTTGTTTCTTGCCTGTTCACGACATCTATCTCGTATTTTTCTTAGATTAAAACGAATATTGGAATCAGCACTATTAGAGCCACTAATCCAATCGGCAAATAGATTGCCTGTATTGGCTGCTGCATAGTTTCTTACCTTTCGTTTTGCCTTTTTACGACTTTTAAATAAATTATCCCAAATTGCCATTTTTAAAATCTAACTTTTATTGTGTTTCCTGTGTCTTGGTTGTTTTCTATCCTAGCTCTTTTTATTTCTTCATTATATTCAGTTTTATATCTGTCCCTAAATGTAAGTAAATCAGGAACAGACATTCTTGATAAAGAACGACCAGCTATTGAGTAAGACATCTGATCTTGTGTTGCTCTATTCTCTAATACAGCTTCTATATTATCCAAACAGATCTTTGCATGACTTCTTAAATCTGCTGTTGTGTTTTGTAGGTTGGGTAAGATCGTTGTTCTGCCCTGATCTACTACCAACCTTTGTGAATCTGCTGATCTAATAATAAAAGCAGCCCATTGATAGTCACCTGCAACTTGATTGGCTGTACTAGCACTAGCAATTTCAACTAAATATGTTGATTCTGCTTCTGTAGCTGTAATAGTAAAAGCATTTGATGATCCTGTGTTATCT